GGGGTGGGGGTGTGGCGCCATCGTGGCACGCCCCCGCGCACCGTCAGACCACATGGCCAGCACAGGCCACCGTGTACACCAACACCCCACCACGAACGTCAGGAGGTGCCATGCGCAAAACAGCCCCCGCGACGGTGTGGTGCCGCAAGCGGACGCCCGTCTTCGAGGCTGTCCAGATCACCGCGGATAACGCCGCGAACGTCGCCCACTGGGCTGGCGGCCTCTTCCGCTGGGACGCTGACCCCTCCCGGCCCGAAGTCCGCCGCATCGGCCCCGGGCTGCACACCGCGCGCGTAGGCGACTTCGTGATGCGCACCCCCGAAGGCGTCTTCATCGCCGTCGAGGAGGACGCGTTCGTGTCCACGTACACCACCACTGCGGAACTGGACTAGGGGGTGCCCATGGCCCGCCGTCGTGCTCTCCAGGTGTGCCCCACCCCCGGGTGCCCCGAACTCACCGAACGGGGCGCCTGCCCCGGCTGCCGCAAGGCCAGAGCCCGCAGCCGCCCCACCGCCAGGGCCAAGGGGTACAACCGCCGGTGGGAACGCACCCGCGCGGCCTACCTCGAAGACAACCCGTGGTGCGAGTGCGACGAACACGCCGCGCTCCCGCCGCTGCTGCGCCCGCTCGCCGAGCACGTCCACCACATCGACGGCCTCGGTCCGCTCGGTCCACGCGGCCACGACCCCGACAACCTCGAAGCGCTCACGCAGCGCTGCCACGCACGCATCACCGCAGCCGAGGAACCCGGCGGCTGGAACTACTCCACGTGACACAAGCCCGCCGACCTGCACCAACACCACGGCAAGCCCCTGACCTGGGGGTATACCCCCGGAGGGGGGTGCCCTGGGGAACGCCGGGGAGGGCTGAAAAAAGTCCGTCAGGTTCAAAAGGTCCTCACGTCACGCAACGTGACGTCCGCCGATGTCGCGCAACGCGACAGCAGGAGGTGACCGCCCATGCCCAGCGGAGGAGCCCGCACCGTGTCCGGCCCGGCGCCGGACCCCGACGCGCTTCGGCGCAACCGGCCCAGCGACGCCGCTGGCTGGTCGACCCTGCCCGCCGACGGCCGCGCCGGCGCCCCGCCCGAGTGGCCGCTGATCGACGTGCAGCCCCGCGAGTGGGACCTGTGGTGTGACCTGTGGTCGCGGCCCCAGGCCGTGATGTGGGAGCGCCTGGACCAGCGGTACGAGGTCGCGATGTTCGTGCGCAAGCTCGCCGAGGCCGAGATGCCCAAGGCCAGCGTGGAACTCCAGAAGGTCGTGCGCCAGTACCTGGACTCGCTGGGCCTGTCCGTGCAGGGGATGCTCCGCAACCGGTGGCGCATCGCCACCCCCGAGCAGGACCAGGCCGACACCGACCAGGCGACCGCACCCAAGGTGCCCGCCCGCCCGTCGGCCCGGGATCGGCTGACGGTCGTCCATGGCACCGGAGACTGAGCCGAAGGTCGTCGCCTGGCCCACCCTGTTCGTCGCGATCGACTGGATCGAGCGGCACTGCGTCATCCCCGACAAGTTCCACGCCGGAGAGCCGTACCTGCTCACGGGCGAGATGACGTGGTTCTACGCCAACCACTACCGGGTGCGCCCCAACGCGGACGTGGCCACGTCGCTGAACGCCCCCGCCTCGGCGTTCGTCTACCGGCGCTCCCTGCTGATCCGCCCGCAGAAGTGGGGCAAGGGTCCGCTGACCGCGTCCCAGATCTGCCTCGAAGGCGTGGGCCCGGCGGTGTTCGCCGGGTTCGCCCGGGGCGGGGAGAAGTACCGGTGCTCCCGGCACGGGTGCGACTGCGGGTGGGTGTACGAGTACGAGCCGGGCGAGGCCATGGGTATCCCGTGGCCGACCCCGCTCATCCAGGTGACGGCGTTCTCCGACGACCAGACCGACAACATCTACTCGGCGCTCAAACCCATGATCCAGCTCGGGCCGCTGGCCGACCTGATCCCGAAGGTCGGCGAGGAGTTCACCCGCCTGCCGGGCGGGGGCCAGATCGTCACCGTCACCAGCTCCGCACAGAGCAGGTTGGGGCAGCGGGTCACGTTCGTGGCCCAGGACGAGACCGGCATCTGGACCGCGACGAACAAGATGGTCAAGGTCGCCGAGACCCAACGCCGCGGCCTGTCCGGCATGGGCGGCCGGGCGGTGGAGACCACGAACGCGTGGGATCCCAGTGAGGACTCCGTGGCCCAACGGTCCTACGAGGCCAAGGCCAAGGACATCTACCGCGACTACGTACAGCCGCCCGCGACCCTGTCCTTCGCCAACAAGCGCGAACGCCGCAAGATCTACCAGGTCGTCTACGGCGACTCCTCGTGGGTGGACCACGACGTCATCGACGCCGAGGCCATGGAGCTGATGGAGCGCGACCCCGCCCAGGCCGAAAGGTTCTTCGGCAACCGGGCCGTGGCCGGTACCGCGTCGTGGTTGGACCCCGCGGCCTGGGCGAAGAGGGCTACCCCGCGCGTGGTGGCTGACGGCGCCCGGATCGTGCTCGGCTTCGACGGGTCCGACATCGACGACTGGACGGCGATCCGCGCCGAGACCATGGACGGCCACCAGTTCACGCCGCTCGTGGGCCCGAACAAGGAGCCGTCCATCTGGAACCCCGCCGACTACGGCGGGCAGGTCCCGCGCTTGGAGGTCGACGCGGCGGTGGACGAGATCTTCCGCCGCTACGACGTGGTCCGGCTCTACGCGGACCCGCCGTACTGGGACACCGAGGTGGACGCCTGGGTGGACCGGTACGGGGAGAAGCGCGTCCAGCGCTGGTACACCAACCGGGTCAAGCCGATGCACAAGGCGTGCGAGCGGCTCAAGACCGACGTGACCAAGGCCGACAGCACGTTCTCACACGACGGGTGCGAGATCACCGCGACGCACATCGCCAACACCCGGATGGCCGCCCGGCCCATGGCCCGGTACGTGCTGCGCAAGGCCAGCCCGTCCCAGAAGATCGACGCCGCCGTCCCGTCCGTGCTCGCGCACGAAGCCCTGGGCGACGTGGTCGCCGCCGGCCTGGCCGTGGCGAAGAAGAAGTCCTACGTCTACACCGCGTGAGAGGAGGTCGACTGTGGTCTCCATCGACCGGGCCCGCCAGCTCGTCGCCCTGCTGGAAGCAGAACTGATGAACCGGTCCGGGGAAGCCGACCGGCTCAACGCCATCTACCGGGGCGAGCAGCCGCTGCGTTTCGCGTCGCCGGAGTTTCGTGAGTACTTCGGCCAGCGTTACCGCGGCTTCTCCGACAACTGGACCCAGGTCGTGGCCGACTCCCCGGTGGAGCGGCTGACACCGATCGGCATCAAGGCGGCCGGAGAGGTCTCCGCCGACCGGGACCTGTGGCGGGTGTGGCAGATCAACGGCTTGGACGCCGACGCCCAGCTCGGGTTCCTCGGGGCGGGGATCGCCCGCCGCTGCTTCGCCCTGGTGTGGGGGAACCCCGACGACGAGGACGTTCCCGAGGTCACGTTCGAGGACGCCCGCGAGTGCGTGGTGGCCTACGTGCCCGGCAGCCGTCGCCGTCGCCGGGCCGGGCTCAAGCGGTGGCAGGACGGCTATGCGGAGTACGCCACCTTGTACCTGCCCGACGAGGTGTGGAAGTTCAAGCGCCCGCTGCTGCGTCACGTCAAGAGCGTGAACATGGCCGGGGTGGACGAGGTGCTGGAGTGGCAGCCCCGCGACATCGAGGAGGAGCCCAACCCGCAGCCCAACCCGATGGGGGTCGTCCCCCTGGTGGAGCTGCCCAACCGGCCGATGCTCGCCGACGAGCCGCTGTCGGACGTGTCCGGTACGGCCGCGATGCAGGACGCGATCAACTTGCTGTGGGCGCACCTGTTCACCGCCTCGGACTACGCCAGCCTCCCGCAGCGGGTGATCCTCGGTGCGGAGGTCCCCACGACCCCGATCCTGAACGAGCGGGGGCAGGTGGTAGGCGAGCGGCCGGTGGACCTGGCCAAGTTCACCAAGGACCGGGTGGCGTGGATCGAAGGCGACCAGGCCAAGATCGCCGAGTGGACCGCTGCGGACCTGACCGCGTTCACCGGCGTCATCGAGGTGGCCGTCGGTCACATCGCCGCCCAGACCCGCACCCCGCAGCACTACTTGGTGGGGAAGATGGCCAACCTCTCCGGTGACGCGCTGATCGCCGCGGAGACCGGTCTGGTCAAGCGCACCGAAGAGAAGCAGATGTGGTTCGGGCAGGCTCTCCGTGAGGTGTTTCGGCTGGTCGCGCTCGCCCGCGGCGAGGACGCCAAGGCCCAGTCGCTGGCGGCCGGAACGCTGCTGTGGGCTGACGCCGAGTCGCGCTCCCAGTCCCAGCTCGCCGACGCGCTGATGAAGCTGAAGCAGATCGGGTTCCCGTTCGAGTGGATCGCCGCCCGGTGGGGGCTCACCCCGACCGAGGTCGCCGACGTGCTGGCGATGCGCCAGCGCGAGGCCGACCTGGACCCGATCGCCGCGATCCGTGACGAGATGGGCCGGGGCGGGATGCTGCCTGCCAGCCAGGTTCAGGAGGCGCCCGCCGGTGAGGTGGAGGCGTGAGCTTCCCCGCGGTCGCCCTGGAGCACAAGGCCAGCGCCGACCGTATCGCGACCGCCGCCGCCCAGGGTGCCCGTGCCGAGTGGGCCCAGGTCGACACCGACCAGATCCGCCCCACCTGGCAGGCCCGTCTCCCCCGGGTGCTGGCCCTGGTGGTTGCCGCCCAGCGGTCCGCCGCCGGGCTGTCGGAGCCCTACCTTCGGCAGGTGCTCGGGCTGGGATCGGACGCGACCCTGAACCCGGACGCGCTGGCGGGGGTGGCCTCGGACGGGCGCCCGCTGGAGACCCTGCTGGAACAGCCCGTGGTCACCGTGCTGTCGTACCTGGCCACCGGCCGCGCCGTCGGCGACGCCATGGCGGCCGGGCTGGCGATGCTGGAGATCATCGTCGGCACGCAGGTGCACGACGCCGCCCGCATCGCGGACCTGATCGGGATCACCGCCCGCCGGGGTGTGGCCTACACCCGCGTGGTGGAGCTGCCCGCCTGCGACCGGTGCATCCTCCTCGCCGGACGCGAGTACTCCTACAGCGAGGGGTTCGAGCGGCACCCGAACTGTGACTGCGCGGTCCTGCCGATCCGCACCGACGAGCCCGCGCACTGGTCCACCCCGCGCGAGCTGTTCGACGCCATGTCCCCAGCCGAGCAGGCCCGCCGGTTCGGCCAGGCCGCCGCCGCGGCGATCGCCGCCGGTGCCGACATCGGCCAGGTCGTCAACGCCCGCCGGGGCATGACCGTGGCGGGTGGGCGCCTGGTCACCACCGAGGGCACCACCCGGCGCGGCTACGCCGGGGCCCGGATGGCCGCCGCCGCTGGCACCGCCCGCACGGCCGGAGACCGCTACGCCCGCGCGGCCGTGGCCCGACCGATGCCCGAACAGATCCTGGCCGAGGCCCCCACCCGCGAGGCCGCCATCGCCGACCTGCGCCGCTACGGCTACCTCACCTGACCGGGCGCACCGCCCGACCACGACCCGCAACGGGAGAGAACACCATGACCGAGACGCTCGACACCGACCTGCCCGTCCACCCCTTCACCGGCCTGACCGCGCTCGCCGTCATCGGTGACCGCCCCGTGTGGCCCGTGCTGGGCGGCGCCCCCGACGACGAGGACCAGGACGAGAAGGACACCGGCACCGACGAGGACGCCCCGGCCGAGGACACCGGCACCGACGAGGACGCCGAGGACACCGGTACCGGCGAGGACCAGGACGAGGACGGCGAGGACAAGCCGCTCGGGCCCAAGGGCGAGAAGGCCCTGGCCGCGGAGAAGGCCCGCCGTCGCGCCGAGGCCAAGCGCCGCCGCGAGCTGGAAGCCGAGTTGGCCGAGCTGAAGACCGGCGGCCAGGCCGACGACCCCGACACGATCCGGCGTCAGGCCGAGCAGGCCGCAACGGCCAAGGCCAACCAGCGGATCGTCCGCGCGGAGGTGCGCGCGGTCGCGGCCGGGAAGCTGGCCGACCCCAAGGACGCGCTGACCTTCATCGACCTGGACCAGTTCGAGGTCGACGAGAACGGCGACGTCGACTCCGACGAGATCGCCGACGCGATCACCGACCTGATCAACCGCAAGCCCTACCTGGCTGCCGCAACGGCGAAGAGGTTCCAGGGCACCGGCGACGGTGGCGCCCGCACCGGGGGCCGACCCAAGCAGATCAGCAGCCGCGAGGAGCTGGCGAAGATGTCGCCCGCCGCGCGGCTCAAGGCGCACCAGGACGGGCGCCTGAAGAACCTCTTGCAGAACTAACCCGAGGAGAGCCGCCAGATGGCTATCACCAACTTCATCCCCGAACTGTGGAGCGCGGCCGTTCAGGTCCCGTTCGAGGACGCTCTGGTCTACGCCCAGGGCACCGTGTCCAACCGCCAGTACGAGGGCCAGATCCGGCAGCAGGGTGACACCGTGCACGTCACCTCGATCGCCGACCCCACCGTGCGCCCCTACGACAAGAGCACCGACCTGACCACCGAGGACCTGGACGACGACCAGATCTCGCTGGTGGTCGACCAGGGCCAGTACTTCAGCTTCCGCGTCAACGACGTGGACCGCGTCCAGGCCGCCGGCGACTTCCAGTCCCCGGCGACCCAGCGGGCCGGATACAAGATGTCGGACGGGCTGGACCGGTACGTGGCCGGGCTCTACACCGGCGTGGCCGCGGCCAACAACCTGACCCCCGACCCGGGCACCGGTGTGACGCCGATCGACATCGTCACCGGCTCTGACGCCTACCAGGTCCTGATCAACCTGGCCGTGGCGCTGGACAAGGCGGGCTGCCCCAGCATGGGCCGGTACGTGACCGCGCCCCCGGAGTTCCACGGCAAGCTGCTGCTGGACGACCGGTTCGTGCGGGTCGACGCTTCGGGTACGAGCGAGGGGCTGCGCAACGGCATCGTGGGTCGAGCCGCGGGTTTCGACATCCTCAAGACCAACAACGCGCCCAGCCCGGCCGACGGGCAGCGCGTGGTCCAGGCGGGCATCCCGGACGCGATCAGCGTCGCCGAGCAGATCACCGAGACCGAGGCGCTCCGGTCGCCGTCGCGGTTCGCCGACATCGTCCGTGGCCTGCACGTGTTCGGCGCGAAGCTGTTCCGCCCCGAGGGCATCGCCGTCGCGACCGTCACCTTCGGGAGCTGATCGCCGTGGCTGAACTGATCACCGTTGAGGGCACGGCCGGGGCGCGGTTCACCGTGGACCCGGACGTGCCGTGGGTGGCCGCCCAGTTGGCCAGCCGCATGCTCGTCCAGGTGGCACGGCCGGAGCCGGGGGCCGAACCGGAGACCGGGCCGGAGGCCGAGCCGGAGCGCCCGGCCCAGTCCGCGGCCAAGGAGGTCTGGGTGGCCTACATCGCCCAGACCACGGACCTGTCCGAGGCCGAGGCCGCTGACCTGACCAAGGCCGACCTGATCGGTCTCGCCACCGAGGAGGAGTAGCCGTGGCGCTGCCTCCGCTGGCGACCGTCGCTGACGCCGCCGCCCTGGGCCTGGTCGTGACCGAACAGGAGACGCCCCTGCTGACCGCGTACCTGGCCGCCGCTTCGGCTGCGGTCCGGGACGCGGCCGAGGCGCCCATCTCCCAGACCACGTCCACCATCGCCCTGGAGGGCGAACGGGGGCAGCGTCTCCACCTGCCCGCCCCGCCCGTCACGTCCGTGGCCACCGTGCTGGTGGACGGGCAGGAGGTCACCGACTACCGGCTGGCCTCCGGTGCGCTGTGGCGGCCGGGCGGGTGGGCGTGGGGCACAGCCCCGTCCGAGGTCACGGTGACCTACACCCACGGCCTGCCCGAGGTGCCCGCCGACATCGTCATGTTGGTGTGCCGCATCGCCGCGGCGACGCTACTCGCCTACCGGTCCGAGGCCGACGGATCCGGCCTGGCCGCCGGGGACATCCGTCAGGAACGCATCGGGGACTACTCGGTCACCTACGGCGGCGACGGGCAGATCACCGAGCTGGAGCTGTCCGACCGGCTCACCCGCAAGCTGGCCGCCCGCTTCGGCGGTGGGGTCGGTCTGGTGAGGGCCCGATGAGGCGGGGCGCCGGGCACCTGCTCAACACCACCGTGGCCGTGTGGCGGGTGGCCCTGGCCGACGACGGCGGGGGCGGGCAGGTCGAGACGTGGACCGAGGTCGCCACCCAGCGGGCCCGCCTGTCCCAACCGTCCGCTGCCCAGCGTGAGGCCGGCGACCAGGACGGCGCCCGCCTGACCCACATCGTCTACCTCCGGTCCGGGGTGGACGTGCAACGGGGCGACCAGCTCCGCCAGAGCGGCCTGGCCCTGGACGTCGTGGCGGTCTTCGAGCCCAGCGTGCGCGGCACCTACCTGCGCGCGGACTGCACATCCCGCCAAGAAGAAGGGGGTGGCCCCTAATGGCCATCAACGCCCGGCTCATCGGTGGCCGGATCGCGCGGCGTGCGATCGCCCGGCTGACCACGGACATGCACGACGTCCAGGAAGAGGTCGCCGAGAAGTGGGCCGAGGACATGTACGAAGGCGCGATCGCGGACGTGCCCATCCGCGAAGGTGATCTCGCAGCGGCATTGGAGAAGCGGGTCAAGGGGGGCGGCGCGACCGCTGACGCCCAGGTAGGCGTGTGGGACGAGGACGCCTACTACGGCCAGTTCGTGGAGTTCGGTACCTCGAAGATGGACGCCCAGCCCTTCATGTATCCCAACGCCCGAGAGGCCAACCGCAAGGTGCCGGGTTGGGTCAAGGAGGGCATCGAGAAGCGGCTGCCCGGCTGATGGCGGTCGCAGCCTGGCCGCTCCAGCAGGCCATCATCACGCGGCTGCGCGCCGACCCGGCCCTGACCGCTATGTGCGGTGTGTACGACGAGGCCCCCGAACCGGCCCCGTACCCGCACATCACGGTGGGCGAGGTCATCGAGGAGCCCATGGACACCCACGACGCCCAGGGGTTGAGCGTCGCCTTCGTGCTGCACATCTGGTCGAAGTACCGCGGCTACGCCGAGGCTGGCCAGGTCCTCGCGCACGTGGACCGGCTGCTCGACAGGCAGCCGCTCTCCGTGCAGGGGTTCGAGGTCATCAGCATCTTCCGTGAGCACCACCGGATGCTGCGTGACCCCGACCCCACCATTCGACACTGCCCGGTCCGGTACCGGGTCTGGCTCAGCAAGGAGACATGAGACATGGCTGGTAGGGACGGTTTCCGCACCAAGCTCAGCAGGGGCGACGGTGCCGACCCGGAGGTGTTCACCCCGGTCGGCAACGCCGGGAACTTCTCCGGCCCCAACATCGAGCGGGAGACCTACGACGTCACCGCCCACGACCAGGAGAACAACTACCGCGAGTTCATCGGCGGTCTGGTCGACGGCGGCGAAGTGTCGGCCGAGGTGCACTACGACCCCGACAAGCACGACAGCTTCGTCGCGGACTTCGACGCGGACGAGGCTATCAACTACGAGATGGAGAGTCCGGCGGGCGAGGTCTGGGCGTTCAAGGCGATCCTGACCGGCTTCGAGCGGGAGATGCCCGTGGACGGGCAGATGGCCGCCACGTTGACCTGGAAGGTCACCGGCAAGCCCGAACTCACCCCCGCCCCGTAGGGCGCATCCCACCCACCCTTTGACC